TTTGCGCTGAACTCGACAGTATCGGGTGCCTGCGTCTCGGCGAATGCCACCGCGTCTTCCAGGATTTCCCGCGCATTCCGTTCGATAAAATCAGCCAGGCGCATCGCCAAACCCGTCCTTAAATGGTGCGTCGAGCCTACACCGGTGGGCCTGCATGCTGGGTGAGAAGGTTGGCGCCGTGGAGCCTGGTTCTGCGCGCGTTGGGAGGGTTGCTTGAAGGGGAACAGCTTGCGGCCAGGACTGGACTGGCTGGGGTTCGCATGGGCAGATGCCTTCATAACATAATATACATACCGCCGTTGTCGGCAGCGCTAACCGCCTGAATTTGGGCGGTTTTTGCGTTTGCGAGACCTGGCATCGACAGCGCCACCAGCGCGACGACCGCAGCCGCCGCGCTCATTCTGTCCAGCATGAGGCGCCAGAGGGCCCGCTCGGTTGCCGACTGCGCCCGCTCAGCGTGGATCAGTGCAATCCATAGCGGCCCATCCAGTTTTCCAAGGGCGCAAAGCTGCGCAATTCGTTCATCCGGGATCGGATTTCGGCCAGATCGCCATGTACTGACCACTGCACGGGTCAGCCCCAATCGCTGAGCTAAAGCATTGTCCGACGGGAAGTTTCCGGCTTCCCGAACCTTGTCAAGTAGATCGTTGACGCTGCTCATGTATGCGATTCCGTTGACATGCCGTTTGCGGATCACTATACATCGCCCCTGTATGCAGGTTTGCATACACCCGCCACCGGCACCCCAAGGCCGCTGGCGGGTTCCCTTGGGGAGGGGCTTGGGGGAGAGGGCAGGGCAATGGATGCGACCGTTCTAGGCATCGTGGGGATGTGCTTGATCGCGGTGATCGTGGGTGCAGCCCGAATCACGGCTTGGTGGCTGGACCGGCGTGAGTACGCCGCTGGTCAGGGGGTACGCCAAGCCATCGCCATTGCCCAGGCACGTGCGGAAGTGCGCCGATGAGCGCGTTGCTTGATCGCATCTATCGCTGGTTCTTCCGCTTGCCCGCGTGCACGCCGGGCAACTGCTACTGCCGCCGCACCTGCATCTGCTTGATACAGGAGCCACACGAATGAGCGGCGGACCCTGCAAGTTCTGCGGAAACATCAGCGTCTACCTGTTCAAAGGTGGGCTTTGCTATGAGTGCAGCGAAAGCGATGTGCGCGTGCCTGTGTCGGCCACGCCCGTTGATCGCCGCTCCCCCGAGCTTGCTGCATTCGATGCCGCAAACGCACGCGCCTACGGCGCTCAGCGTCGTGCCGAACTGTTCAACGAGAAGAACGCCGCGCACGGATTCTCGGCGGCGGCCGGAGGCCGACGCCTTGGGCTTGTCCATTCTTCAACAAGTGACACGCGCCGCGTGTCACTCACTCTCGACCCGAATCACATTCGTGGTCTGCGACTGAAGAAGTCGCTGATTACCGGAGCAAGGCTTCATGACCAAGAGGCGAAACAAGGCTCGTTCCGTGGCGCGTGGTACATGCTCACCACGACTTACCGAAACGGAAGTGACGCTGGCCCTCGTGACATTAGCGAGACACTTAAGCGCATCCGGGGCTTCTTCAATCGAGCTGTCCGATTGCGCTACCGGGGATACCGTCCGCGTTTCCGTTACCTCTGGTGCGGTGAGCTCACTAAGGCCGGGGTTCCCCATTACCACGTCTTGATCTACATCCCGCGCGGCATCTTCCTGCCGAAAGCAGATAGGGCAGGGTGGTGGCCTCACGGTCACACCAAGATCGAGAAAGCCCGCAATGCAGTGGGCTATCTGGCGAAGTACGCCAGCAAGTTTTCCCCCGACATGTTGGCGTCGTTCCCGAAGGATTCCGCACTCATGCCATCGGCGGGCTCAACACTGAATCGAAGCGTGAACTGCGCTGGTGGAAAGCACCCAAAGCAGCACGCGATGCACTCGGCGCACTTGCCGACATCCGCAAAGCCCTGGGCGGCTACGTGGACAAAATCACCGGCGATTTCTGGCCCTCGCCGTGGAAAGTGATCACCGACAGGGGCCGGATCATCGTATGGAAATTGGAGATACCCGCATGAGCAAGATCATCATTCGCACTGCCACCGTCACTCCGCGCCAGATCAAGCGCAAGGACGGCAGCACCATGGTTTTCCGCGAGCAGTCCGCCGCGATCATGAAGGACGGGGAGGACTTCCCGCATCCGTTCCGGCTCGGTCTGGATGATGCGCAGGCCCCGTACCCGCCGGGCGACTACGTGGTGGACGCATCGAGCTTCAATGTCGGCCAGTACGGCGACCTGATCGTTGGCCGCCGTCTCATGCTGGTTCCTGTCGCACCTGCTGCGACTGCGACCGCTTCCGCCAAGGCTTAAGTCATGGCGCGGTACGTCTACGAGTGCCTGCAATTCAACGAGCAGACCGGCACCTGTGAGCAGGCTGGATTCGTGCCGCGCACCGATATTCCCGCACTTACCACTGCCGAAGTGTCGGGATTGTTGTCCATGGTCGCAGTGTGTTTCGCCGTGGCCTGGGCATACAAGCAACTAGGCAGAACCATCCGTTCTTAACTACCTAGCAAGGGGAAACAACATGTTGAGTGCATCTGAGGCCCTCGAGATTCTGGCCGGTCTCTCGGCAACCATCGGCCTGATCGGCGCAGCCAAGCTCGCACCGGCCGCAATCTCGGTCGGCTTCAAGTGGATCAAGGGCGCGATCTTCGGTTGATCGCAGTAACACCGGGGCCGGGAAATCCGGCCCCTTTCTATGGGGGATTGGTGATGCTCGGTCTATTCGTTCTCTGCGTCGGCAGTGCCGCGCTCTACATCGCGTTCGGTGACTAGATGCTGCGCGTACTCCTTGCCATCCTGCTCGCGGCAGTCATTCCTGCGCCAGCTCAGGCGCTCAACAACAATGATGCAGGCCAAGCTGCGCAGAATTGCCAGAACAGCCCGCTGTTCGATGCGGGCAACTCGGCAAAGCAGTGTATCGACCTGGGCAAGATCTATGATGGCTCCTGCGCTGTTGGCCTGAAGGCCACAGGCAACGGCTACATCTCTTTCTTTCCTTACGACTGTGAGAAGAAGTGCGAGAAGCGCGCTGAAGAGTTCGGATGGGAGGGCGGCAATACGGCTGGGTCCGTCAATGTTTGTCACGATGGCTGCATGTACTCCAGCTCGCTCGATCCGGCTGGCGTAGCGGGCTTCAGCTACTCGCCTACCGGCAACATCTGTTCGACCTCCGATGCACCAGAGCCGACGCCCGCCGGGGATGGTGGCGGCGATGATGGTGGCGGTACCGGCGGGGAGACAGGGGGCGGTGATGGAGATGGCGGCGGCGATGGTGGTGGTGATGGAGATGGCGGCGGTGATGGCGGTGGCGACGGCGGTGGCGACGGCGGTGGTAGCGGGGATGGAGACGGCGACGGCGACGGCGACGGTGATGGTGATGGCGATGGCGGAGAGAATCCCAGCCTCCCTGAGAACCCTACGTATCCCGGCGACGTGCCGATGCCCTACATGGATCCACCCATCCGAGCAGCTACCTTGGGCAATGGTCTAGCGGCCTAGGCAACGGCTCCTGCCCCTCGGCAAAAGTTGTGTCAGTTGCCGTGGGTGGCTTCGGCACCAGCATCAATTTCGAGTTCAAACCGCTCTGCGATTTCGCACTGATGATCAGGGGTCTTGTGATCGCCTGTGCTGGTATTGCAGCGGCCTACATCGTTTCGGGAGTGCGCAAATAATGCCGTGGTTAGCCGCGTTCCTCGTTCAACTCCTGGGCAACTCTCTGGCCCGCGTCCTCACTGGCGCGGGGCTTGGCCTTGCTACCGGCGCAGCGCTGCTGCCACTGGTCAAAGGTGCCCTCAACCTCATCACTCAGAAGTGGTCTGGCATTGCCGCCGATCTGGCGAACGTCATGCTGATGGCCGGGGCAGGGGAGGCAATTACCCTCATCGGCTCTGCCATCGTTACGCGGGTCGTGATCGACGCAGGCAAGGTCGCCGTACAGAAGGCAGCGTCCAAATGATGTATCTAATTTCGGGGCAACCCGGTAACGGCAAAACACTGCGCGCCATGTCGATGGCGCAGGAGTTCTACGAGCAGAACCAGCAGCAGGTGAAGGACGGCAGCGCACCGCCGCGGCGCTTCTTTACCAACATCGCCGGGGCTACTACGGAAGAGAATCCGAACGCCTTCCCATGGCTCGAAAAGCTGCCAGAACACAATGACTGGACCCAGCTTCCCGATGGCTCCTTCGTGCTGTACGACGAAGCCCATTCCGATGGCAATACTCAGGGGCTGGAGCGCTATGGCAGGCTGTTCCCGTCCACCGGCAAGCCGGGTGAATCGGAAGACCCACGCATTCGCTCGATGTCTACGCACCGGCATCGCGGTTTCGATCTGGTGTTCGTCACTCAGTGGCCGAGCAAGATTCACCACCAGGTGCGCAGCCTAATTGGCTCGCACACCCACATGAATCGTACGTTTGGCATGCAGCGAGCTGGTGTCCTCACGTGGTCCCGTGTGCAGGCCGATCCCTACGATGAGCGGGTGCGCGATAAGGCCGAAGAAGAGATATGGC